TTACCGGTCTTTCAAACGTTTGAATACCTCAAGAGTTTCAGGATCGCTGAGGCGCTCCTCAAGCGATTTGCTTTTCTCTCCAAGGAATCGTTCAAAATCACCCTCTGGCACGGAGCGTACATACGCTTCTAACTTTTCATGCAGGGCATCACGAAAGCATAAATCCCGGCTAGCCATTTTCGTGCGAACATCAACCAGCATCGGCTCATACAAAGGATGCTTTTCAAGAGTTGATAATATGGTTTCGGCTTCTTTGTATGTCAGTTTTCTACCTAGTTCTGCGGCTCTTTGCTTAATTTCGTGAGCCAAACCAGCTTCGAAACTGGCTATTAAAGTTAGAACTTCTGAATACATCGTATCTCGAATTTTATCGTTTTGATGAAGCTTCAACACCTTGCGATACTCGTTCGCGTTCTCATGAAAAATGCTCTGGTAAATCGCATTGGTGAGCTTCCCAAACTTCCAGCCATTCGCATCGACATATTCATTTAGGGCATCAGTAAACTGCTTTCTATAGCTCTCTTCCTTGAAAGCAGCAACTAAATAATCTTCATCTCTTTGGTTGATGAATTTGGTATGCCCTCCAGCGCGCTCTGCCAGTGTATCTATTACAATATCCAGCAGTCTGGTGCGAATCATTCTTGCCTGTTCACTCTCAACAAGTAGCATTGCGAGGTTCAATACGGCCCTAAATTTAAACACCCCTAGCACAGAGGTTTTGGTACCCTCATTCATGAGGGTACCATCAGCTATCTCCTTGAATTCTTTTAATATTTTACCTTTTAAGATAATGTAACCATTGTTTTTTAGCTCATCAATATTGCTGGTTAAGTATCTTTCGATAGTCGCATCGCTTACGTCAAACAGCTCAACTAACTGACTTTTTGTAAATACCATTTCACCGTCAAATTCGATACCACCCAAAGCAAGATGCCTTTTGGCATGCTTAAGCGCATACGAGTTATTGAGAATGTTTTGTCTGTCGTGTGCAGAGGTTGTGAGATCTTTGGCCATGCCCTTTCCTTAATGGGGATGAGATTCGAGTAAGATAGCATTGATTCTTGACACAGTTTAAGTAAGGCGTCGGAAAAACATCACAAACATCACAGGAATGGTGGTAAAAGCAATCATTCAATGTAATGAATTAAAAGGATTCATTTCACCCAAAGTAAACACATCGCCCACATCGAAAAAAAAGCCCCGCATCAGCGGGGCCTTCACTAAATAGCCAAATTTAACTGCTCACGTCCATAATGTGACGCAGGAAAAACACCCGCCGGTATAAATCCGGGGTCTAGCTTTTCCCTTCTCTCACGCCGGGTGACTATCTTTTCAACGCTGTTAAGCGTGGTGAATGACAGACCGCATTCCATATTCTGACATTGGTGATACTGTCTGATGGTGACTTCACTGAGTGGTTTACTGGTACGAGTGCGAGCCGTAGCGCCGCAATGTGGACATTTGAACATAATGATGACTCCCCACGGGAGTTGAACTCGCAATCATTCTATTCAGTTTCTGCGATCCAGTCAGAAATTTTTGCTTCAAAGTTAAGCTGTGTAGTGAATCCATTACCATCAACATCATGTTCTACCTTGCTGATTATCCAGTCTTGCGCGTCAATATCAGGTTTAAAGCCCGTCACCGTTGCATGCATTTCTGGGTACAACTCAGCGCGGCCCCGCGCCAGGGTGATCGAAAACTCAGCCGCACCGCGTTGCAACTGCTGCCACTTTGCAGCCGCCGCACGCCTGGCAGCATCTTCATTCTGAAATGTCTTACGCATGATGAAAACATTGCCATCAGCACCTTCAATATAATCACCTTCTCGGCTGCTGCTCTTGTCAGCTTTTTTCGTTGATGTCCTGCGCTTTACGCTAACCTTTTTCTTTTTGCCAAAATTAAGATCCAACCAATACGCCCGCACGCCAGTATAAGAATCACGATCGGCAATTCTGAAACGGTGCCGATCACCGCTACTACGAGTGATCTCAATCGACGGGATTGGCTTACCTGATGCTGTGAAACCACCACCCGGCACGATAAACAACAAAGAACCATTTTTAACCGTGGCGATTGCCCCCAACATTTCCGCCATTCTGGTCAAAAATGACATATCACTTTCCTGTGTTTGGTCGGCGTGGTCTATGCCGATATTCATCAACATATCGCTGATTTGCGCTTTTAATCCGTATCGGTTAGCAATAGCAGACACAACACGTTCAACGGTCACATCATGCCAGGACACTTCCCGCTTAACGTTAAACTCTTCGCGGAAATCTGCGCTACGAGCTGTAACGGTTATGCGGTCAGGTGGCCCGCCATGCGCCACTTCATCAACGGTGTACACGCCTTTAAAAATCAACGCTTCCCCTAACCAACCCAACCACAAAGACAACGCTACCCCTCGTCCAGGCAATGCAACATCACCGGCGCTGTCGTCCAGTTCTAGAGTAAGCTGATCCGCTTCAAAACCTCGGTTATCCGTAAGGCTTAACGAAAGAACCCGATCAGCCAGTTCTTTTAATACCTTGTCGCCCATCTTGATACTGAATGACGGGCTTTTACACGCATCAGTAAGCGTGTTGTTTACGCCCGTAACCGCATCAGAAACACTGTTGCCTATTGCTGAAATACTCATATCCCCTCCTGTATGCCTGGATGATTCCACGCGGGCGCGCGATGAAAAATTATTTTTAGTTGTCAGAGGGATAGCACAACCGTAAACACGTGAACGCAGGCAATCAATCAGCAATTATGTTGCTGAACTCAACAAAACATAATGGTGACAAACATGTCTGAGACACGTTTTCACGGTGCTCGCACCAAAGAAGAAACCGATCTCGTTACGGCAATTAATGACATTGATTCCAGCGTCATTGGTGTGATTGCTGTGGCTGATGACGCAGACGAAGAAGCATTCCCACTTAATACTCCAACGTTAGTGACACGCGCTAAATCTATGCTGGGCAAGGCGGGTAAAACGGGATCTCTGTACAAAACGCTGAAAGCCATTTCAGACCAGTGCAGTCCGAAAATCATCGTGGTACGCGTAGCAGAAGCAAAAGCGCCTGAAGAAGGTGTTGAAGCAAAAACGCAATCTCAATTGATCATCGGTGGCTCTGACGCCGATGGTAATTATACGGGGATGTATGCCCTGCTAACGGCAGAACAAAAAACAGGATATCGCCCACGAATTCTGGCGGTGCCGGAATTCGATACTGAAGAAGTAACATCCCAGCTTTGCGTTATTGCAAAACAACTCCGCGCGTTTGTTTATGCAAGTTGCAACGGTTGCGAAACCATTGCTGAAGCTCGCACTTACCGTGAAACCTTTGCATCACGTGAACTGATGGTGATTTGGCCCAATTACATTACCTATAACCAGGTATCAGGGAAAAATGAAGTTTTCCCAGCCCCCGCTTACGCGGTAGGTCTTCGCGCATTCATTGACAATCAATATGGCTGGCATCGCTCGTTATCTAACATCGCAGTAAGTAATGTTCTGGGGATGTCAAAAGACGTTTTCTGGGCGCTGCAAGCAGAAGACAGCGACGCACAGACATTAAACAATGATGAAATCACCACCATCATCAAACGTAATGGCTTCCGTTTCTGGGGCAACCGCACCACAGACACCAATGAATTTATTTTTGAGGTGTACACCCGCACGGCTCAGATCCTGGCTGACACTATCGCAGAGGCACAGTTTGAAACGATAGATGGCCCACTGACGCCAACCAATGTGAAAGACGTGGTAAGCGCGATTAAAAAGAAACTCAGCGCGCTAGTCACTGCGGGCAAACTTATTGGCGCTGATTGCTGGTTTGACATTGTAGACAACGCAACAACGGACTTACGGCAGGGGCAAGTTGTCATTCGTTACAAATACACGCCAATTCCACCAATGGAAAGTCTGACATTGATCCAGACGTTCACCGATGAATACTTTGAACCTGCGTTTTCAGCGCTTGGGGGTGAGTAATGGCAATTCCAGCAAAACTGCGCCTTTTTACCTGCTTTGTTAACAGCACGAACAACATCGGCAAGGTGACATCTATCACCCTACCGAAGCTAACCCGCAAAACTGAAGATTATCAGGGCGGAGGCATGATTGGTTCTGTTGCTGTTGATCTTGGTCTTGATGGTGGCGCGCTTGATTCGACAATGATTATTGGCGGTTTAGTCAAAGAATTGTTGCTTGAATACGGCGGTGATCTTGATGGCACGCTTTTACGCTTCGTTGGTGAGTATTACACCTCTGGTGAAAGCCAACTTGTTGAAGTGGAAATGCGGGGCAAGTTCACTGAATTTGATGGTGGCGAAAGCAAACAGGGTGAAGACACATCTGTCACCTATGCCATTAAAAACACCTATTACAAGCTATCAATTGATGACAAGCCTGTCTGGGAAATTGATCTTTTGAACTTCGTTTACAAACGTGACGGAAAAAATATTTACCCAGACCGCGTGACCTCTGCGCTGGGTATGGGTAGCTGATAACAACAATAGGCGCGGCATTATTTTAATGCCGCCCGGAGAAATGAACGATGATTGAAAAAAATACTGTAACGCTGTCTAAGCCAATCATGCGCGACGGCAATGAAATTACCACTATCACCATCACCGATGAGGTGAAACAGGCGGGCTCTCTGCGTGGCCTGCGCCTGGTGAACGTCATGAACATGGATGTGGATAGCATCACGACATTACTCACTCGCTGCACGTCTCCGCGCCTCAAACAGACTGAGATCGCGGCAATGGCAACCACTGATTTTGTTGTGTGCTGTGAGGTACTCACACCTTTTTTAGCGCCGCCGGAGCCTGGCACGAAGAACGAGACGGAGACGGAGAACGAGTAAACGCCCCGCACTTCGACCTGATCGATGATCTGGTCGCTGATATTGCAGTTATTTTCAACTGGCCGCCCTCAGAGGTTTTCACTATGTCCCTGAGTGAGGTGATAGCCTGGCGCGAGCGGGCGGCTATCCGAAGCGGAAACAGTGAAGATGAAAGATCTTAATATTCGTGTCGCCTTCAGCGGGATTGATAAACTCACCCGCCCGGTAAATGCCGCCCGCAATTCTGTGGGCGGTTTATCTGAATCTCTCAAAAAAACCCAGTCTTCAATTAAGGATCTGGATACCCAATCCCAGGCATTTACCCGCCTAAACGAACGCGTTAAAAAAACATCTCAGCAACTCGCCACCACACAGCGTGCATTTGATGGGCTCAATAAAGCCCAAAAGGACGGAGCAACGCTGACGGATGCACAACGTGAACGCATGACCGCACTGGCGGCAAAAATAGATCGCCTCAGTGCCAGCCGGTCAAAAGAGACGGCAAAACTTCAGCAGGCAGCACAGGCATTGCGCGCGCATGGCGTTTCACTCGCTGGCGGTGATCGCACTATCCAGAGCGCAATTAGGCGCACTGAGCAATATAACCAGACGTTAGAAAGAGAAAGGCGACAACTTGCCGCTGTAACGAATGCGCGCGCTCGCTATGACCGTCTCAGCGCTACTGCTGGCAATCTTCGCACAGGCGGAGCCGTTGCTGTTGGGGCAAGCGTAGGGGCTGGCTATGCCGCCGGGCGCTTTCTTGCACCTGCCGTTGGCTTTGATGCAGAGATGTCACGTGTAGGCGCGCTGACACGTCTTGATAAAGGTGATGAACAATACGCTGCATTACGTGCACAGGCCAAAAAACTTGGTGCTGAAACAGCTTTCACCACGCGCGATGCCGCCAGCGGGCAAGCGTTTCTCGCAATGGCTGGTTTTACCCCCCAGGCTATTCAGGCGGCTTTACCCGGTGTTCTGAATATGGCCCTTGCCGGTGGCATGGAACTTGGTGAGACTGCCGATATTGGCTCAAATGTCCTCACACAGTTCAAACTATCCTCAGACCAAATGGACAGAGTTGGCGATACGCTGACCGCCGCATTTACACGTTCGAATACCGACTTACGCGCCCTGGGCGATACCATGAAATACGCGGGCCCGGTCGCTGCTGGTTTGGGCATTAGTCTTGAGCAGGCCGCAGCAATGGCGGGGATGCTCGCTAATAATGGTTTGCGTGGAAGTGACGCCGGGACAGCGATGAGAGCAAGTCTTTCCCGCCTAGCATCACCGCCAAAAGCCGCAGCTAAAGCCCTGGCTGAACTTGGTGTTTCTGTTGCTGACGCGAATGGGAAAATGCGCCCGATGGAATCCGTATTACTGGATCTCTTTAAGGCTACAAATAAATTTGGTGATGTCGATAAAGTATCATTTTTCAAAGATATTGCGGGTGAAGAAGCCTTTGTTGGTCTACAAACACTGGTACAGGCGGCGGGCTCTGGCGAACTACAAAAGCTAACAAAAGAGCTTCAGGGCGCAGCCGGTGAATCAGCCGCGGTCGCAAAAAAAATGGCTGACAACCTCGATGGTGATTTAAAAGAACTCGACAGCGCCTGGGAAGCTTTCCGTATCCAGATCGAAGAACTCGCAGATGGTGCCTTGCGTAAATTAACACAGGGGTTAAGCGGTACGATCGGAGTAATGACAGAGTGGGCGCACAACAACCCACAACTATCAAAAGCACTGTTAGTGACTCTTGGAAGCACCCTGGCACTGACCGCCGGAATTGGTGCAACCTCTCTCGCCATTGGCCTGTTATTAGGCCCGTTAGCAAAATTACAGCTCGGCTTTACCCTGCTAACTAGCGCAAGCGGGCTGGGTGGCACAATCCCCTTATTTACCCGCCTAGGTAGTGTGATTACCGGGCCACTCGGCAGCATTCGAGGCTGGGGTCAGGCGTTTGGCATGATGGCAGGAGGCGCCGGAAAGCTCACAGGAGTATTAACGCCATTACGCGGAATGTTAGCGGCAGCGTTTATTTCACCTGGGGCCGCTATTAGTGGGCTTGTTAAGGGCATAGGGGGCCTACTTCTCAGATTAACCGGCATACCCGCCATTATGGGGATCGCATCTTCAGCGCTGAGTGTATTAGGCGGCGCACTTTCATTGCTGCTTAGTCCAATCGGCTTAATTGGCGCGGCATTTATCGCAACTGGATTACTGATCTGGCGATTCTGGGAACCCATCAAGGCGTTTTTTTCAGGCTTCTTCAGTGGAGTTATGCAAGCACTGACTCCGTTCCGTGATGCTTTCGCTGGTCTTGCTCCCGTCTTTGGGGTGATCGCTAATGCCGTCTCGCAATTGTGGCAGTGGTTTACCAATCTATTTACCCCCATGAATGCCAGCAAAGAAACACTGGATAAATGCGCCAGCGCAGGGGAAACATTCGGCAGGGTATTTGGCTTAGCTATTCAGGGTCTTATGTTACCTCTGACCGGGCTGGCAAAAATGATTGGCTGGATACTGAAGAAACTCGACATCATTCCAGACGGCATTGATGCAGCGCACGCCAAAGCACAGTCGTTGGCAAAAGAGCCCGTTTCATGGGAATGGGATGATAAACAGAAAAAAATGGTGCAAAAGGAATGGCAGTGGTCACCCAAAAGTGAAAACAAACCAGCCGCCCCCGCTGCTGCACCGCCATCCCCCGTCATTGCAGGGGAAACAGGAACCCAGCGCCGCCTGCAAAAAATTGCTGAAAACACAGGCGGGATGCTCGATGAAACTAAAAAACAACGGATTGGCCCTGGCGACATTGTATTTAAAGACTTACCCCAGGCTATCGCCGTGCATGGTGCATGGCAGGAAGAACGTTCAAGACCGAGTGAGAATCTTACACAACTTGGTGCATGGCAGAAAGAACGCCCAACACCGAGTGAGAACCTTACGCAACTTGATGCATGGCAGAAAGAACGCCCAGCATCAGAGGCGAAATTAGCACAACTTGGCGCACGACCAATCATTGCCGCGGCTTCTACCCCCATAAAGCCACCGGCAACAGCACCGGCAGTGGGGCAACTAGACAGGTCTGAACGCAGAACCCAGGCGCAAGCCACCACGGAATTTAGTGAGATGCATGTTCATATACATCTTCACGGTAATTTCACAGATAACGCGCGCGATATTGCCCGCGCAGCCGCTGATGCAGTTCAAACAGAATTTGATAAGCGTTTCCGTTCACGTAGCAGCTTCAGTGACAACGATTAAAGAGGATTGAAAAAATGATGATGGTTTACGGAATGTTTGTCTTTGAACTGAAGACTGTTCCACACCAACAAATGCAGCAGTCAAAAACCTGGCGACATGTGAAAAATGAACGTATAAACCGTTCTGCAAAATGGCAGTATATAGGCGCTGGTGATGATCAGATCACGCTTTCCGGCGTGCTATACCCTCAGATTACAGGGGGGAAAGTTAGCCTTGCTGTACTTGATACACAGGCATATACCGGACGGCCCTGGCCTCTCATTAGCGGCACAGGGCAAATTTTCGGGATGTACGCACTTAGCCAACTACAGACCACGCATACTGAATTCGATCAGTATGGCGAAGCTAAGAAAATAGAATTTTCAATTACCTTTCAGCGAGAAGATGAAGATCTCAGGGAAAATCTTCAGTCATCATCCGTAGGGGATTTACTCAACAACCTACAGAGCACTGCCAATTCAGCATATAAAAGCGTAAGCACAGCCGCATCAAGCCTGTTTTAACTTTTAACAATGCCGCGCTATCTGGCGCGGCTTTTATGCCATCACAGTTGCACGCAAGAATCCTGCGTAAGAGCTAATTTACCCGCAGGAAATTTTTTGTATAAAGTCGAAATCCCAACATCATAGATGATTGCAACCTGTTCACGGGTTGCCTCCCCCTTCTGAATTAAACGCCCCATCTGATCCCACTCTTCCTTTGAATATTTCGGAGGACGCCCGCCAATACGCCCTTTTTTTCGCGCCGCTGCCAGCCCCGCACAAGTGCGCTCTATAATTATTTCGCGTTCCATTTCCGCCAGCGCTGACATGATATGAAATGTAAACCGACCCATGCTCGTCTTCGTGTTAATTCCCTCAGTGATCGAGTGAAATTCAACATTCATTTGTTTGAACTTTTGCAGCAAATCGGCAAGGTTTATTAACGAGCGGCCCAGACGATCCAGTTTCCACACCACCACCGTATCACCTGATTTTAAAGTTTTTAGTAACTTATTCAGCCCCGGCCTCTTGGCCTTCGTTCCTGTCATTTTATCTTCAAAAACTAGCTCACAATTTGCGCGCTCAATTGCGTCACGCTGCAATTCTGGGTTTTGGTCAATTGTTGATACCCGAACATACCCAATTCGCAT